TCTGGGCTTGATTACGGCGCTATGGCACTTGGAAGCGGCTCGCACTCAGCAACTTTGCGTTGACCACCGCCTGATGCAGCGCAGCGGACGGATGCACGCCGTCCGCCGACGCCTGCCCAAGATCGGTACGCCACTTCGCCGAACCACCCTGATCCGCCATAACTGCGTCCACATCGATAACACCCGTGCACGCTGTGGCGCCGCTTGCCCAATTGGCCCGAATATAGGTGTTATAAGCTTCCCGCTGAACTTCCAGCGACGAGCCGCCCGCTTGCGAAGTACCAAAATACAGCTTCGTTCCGGCCGCGATGGCAGCAGCAGTGGGCACCGATAATGTAATGGAAGGCCCGGATGGATTTATCGCCGTCACCACCGTGCCGGGTGCAATCGCCTGCGCCGGCGAATTGCTCGGGCCGTTGAGCGCCACCGCCTGCCCAATCGAAATATTCGTGACCGTTGCCATGGCAACGACAGTCGCGCCGGCGCCCGTCACGAGACTTCCAGTGGCCACCGCCGCTTGCGGAAACGCCTGGTTGCTCAGCGTGCTCCAGGCATCGTTACTGTATGTAGTCGGCGGTATCGTAAAACACCACACCCTCTTGCCTGCATTCTGGTATCGTGTGGCAATCGCCTGGACGGTGCTTTCCAGATCTGCCGAAGTGATCGAAAACTGCTCGATGTCATTGCGTCCCAATTCGAGCAACACGTCCGTTATGCCGCTATCGATGGAAAGCGCATATTGCCCATCGCCATGGGCGAGCTCGCCGAACGCGGTCGTCGATCCGCGTGCCGCGGTCACGAACGGTACATTATTCTCCAAGCTCCGCTGAATATACCCCTCCAAACCCAGCACGTCGGGCGTGTCGCCTGTGCCGGCCGCGATACTATCGCCCAACACCAGAACCGCCCCAGGCGCCACCTGCCCCGCGCCCGGCGTCACCAAAGCGAGCAGCGCGGCCGGCCCCCAATAGCCGCCGCCCGTATTGCTCAAGGATTGTGGAGACATCGTCTGATCGTTCAAAGCCGTGCCGCGGTTATCGAACTCGATAAAGCTGCCGCTGCTCCCCGAGATGGTCTGTCGTGCCGACACTGGCACATCCATCAACTGCAGACCCGGACCCGAGAACGCGGCCGACGTCCGAACCATGAATTGCGACCCCGGCGGCAATTCAACGCTCACCGGATCCGACGTCACAACATCATGTCCGGGTTCCACGGTAAACGCCCGTTTCCCGCCGAATTTTACCGGCACGAAAAGCCCGGTAAACGTAAATGGCTGCCCCGTTGCCGTCGGTGCTGTCGTTGGTGCGCTGAGTCCGACGACCGTATTGCCCGGCGTGTTCCCTGCCCCGGCAACAAAGCTGTTGGCTACGCTCGTTACATAAGTGGCTGCCGCGATAGCTCCACCGGTGCTTGAAACAAGCTGCCCCAGGCTGATCCCGTTGGCACCGAGGCCGGCGCCCAGGAAAACGTTCAGCTGGCTAGACCCGGCCGCGACACCGCTGCCACCGAACACGGTCGCAGTATTCACGCTCGGAACGAAAATAGCCGCCGTGCCGCTTGCCGTAATATTGCGATCCACTTCGCCCTGCTGCGGCATATCAAACGCTGCGAACACCAGCTTGAGGGCTGTCACCGTTCCCCAGGACGGCGACACGCAGGCCTGCTGGTCCATCACCGCCGTATTGGTGGCATCAAACCAGGCTGCGGACCCATTAACGCCACGCCGGGAGCACAGTGGCACCCAAACGGGCCGGCCACCCAGCGCACGCAAACTCCGCTGGGGCACGGTAACCGACGCATCGCTTTTCATCGCGCCTGCAAAGAGTGCCACCAACGCAAAAACCGATACGAATGCAGCGCGGCCGAACGCCATCATCAATTCTCCCACGCCGAAACGGCGGTAGAAACCGGCGCATAAACCGTAATTGCCCCGCGGTTGACGAACGGTCCGCTCTCGTAAAAGCTTCCCGCAGAAAAATACGCGCAATCTGGCGCACCGGGCGCCGCCGCGCCGCCAGCGAAGTTTACCCAGATGGACGTGCCCTGCGGCGCTTGAAACGCCAGGTAACGGCGCGCAGGGTTGGCCGGGAACAGCGTTGAACTCATGGCAGCCGCAACCGTACCGGAGCGCGATACCAGCGCCCCGCCAGCAATCCCCGTAGCCCCCTGCCCGGTGGCCCATTCGCCAAAAATCCCCTTCAGCAACGCCACCACCGAGCCGGGGCCACCGGCATATACGGCGTCACCCTGCGTACCGAGCACTTGGTAGAGCGATTGCTGCACGCCGATTTCAGCGGCCTGATTAGCTGAGGTTGAACCGCCCTGAATGGGCGCCACACTCAGCGGTTGAGAGGGAATACCGCATGCCACTGCCACTCCACTCGGCGCGACGCAATGCAACGTCATCGCGGGCGCCCGATTGACACCGTCGGACATGACAAAGGAATTTCCCGCTGCGGCAGCTCCTGTCGCCGCGCAGCCCAATATAGCCAAACCTAATATAGCTCGCGGCGCCATCTCGTTCTCCCGCTTTAATCCGAACTCGGCTCAGCCAGCCGATCATGCAATCACTGCTTCAGATACTCATGCTCGATGACCCAGCGATAAACCGGCTCGGCCAGCCACAGCAGTGCACTACCAAAAACACCCAGGCCCAGAACCACGCCCGCTGCGCGCGACCTTAAGGCGACCATTTCCGCCACCGGCGCACGCAACGCTTGCACGGCACTTACCAGATCGCTCATCGCCCGGCCGGCTTGCGAAGCATCCGACCGCAAGGCCTGGACATCGGCTTGCATCACACACGCCACGCAATCCAACTTTTCTTCCAGATCCCGTTGATCTTGCCTCAATGTCAATAAATCGGCCCGGACCAGATCCTGCAGCTTCGCAGCTTGCGCATCCCGTAGTTCAATGACCTCGCCAAGGGAGCGCAAACCTCGCAATACCTCGCCCATCTGCTGGTAGAGAAGGTTGATATCGGTCGACGTCATGAACCTCGTCTCCAAGTCTTACGCAATCGAGAGAACGCCATTATTGTTCCAAAGCTGCTTCGAACCCGTCGCCGGCTTCCCAGTGGGCAGTCCATTGATGAACAGGCCATTTTGTGGCGATAGCCACAGTGCCCCCTCCGGTTGCACGCTCAAGCCACCTTGATTGGTGCTCAAAAGGCACAAATTGCTGCCTGATGAATTCTGGAGCGTGGGCCAATTTGTCGCGCCTGGTATATTGAACATGCTCAATAGATTGCCGCTGCCGGAACTGCCACCGGCAGCGTTGATAAACAAATTGCCGCCCTTCGTTTGAATAACACCGTTTATGGTATTATCGGTGCCATCAAACATCACCGTAGGCGGGTTGGAACTCGTCGCGGCCTGTACCCTGACGATATTGGCAGCACCGATAACGTTACTAACCCTAAAGCTTGGTGAACCGTCCGCGGAGGCAAGAACATGACCCTTGGTTGCTGCAATGCCCGCCGGCGCGTAACCAGATCCGGCGGATTGGAAAGATATCAGATTGCCGACAGCCGGGTCGGAATTATCCAAAAACGCTGTAGCAACGGGCACGTTGTTAATGTTGAGTCCAAATGTCGTAAGGCCCACGGTGCCGTTGCCGCCATTGATCTGTACCACGGTCGCCATATCCTGGAACTCACAGCCGCCGATCACGCAGCCGGAAGAATCAAACGTCGAACTGAAACTAAATGCGATATCCTGGCTGCCGGAGGGGCCGCCCGTGAAATTGCACCCCTGCACGAAGAAGTTCGAACAATCCGTCAAATTGAAGAATGTCTGCGGCGTCGAAGGCCCGACGTCACGCGAAATGTCAACTCCGACGAAATAGCCTCCACCGACCGCCGCGGCCAGCACAGTGCCGACGTTGGTGTTAACCTCACCATTCGCCACCCACAACCCAAGTAGCTGCAACTTGGTCGGCGTGTAACCCTGAAACATGGTAATATTGGTCTGTTTGAACAGATAATCCGCGCCCACCACTAGCGGGTTGGTAAAATATATACCCTCACAGTATCCGCTCTGGAGAACTACTGTATTCCCATAATATACTTGAATGCCAGTAATCCGCGTGTCCACACACTCATTCAGCTCGATCACTGCCGAGGTCGTCGCGCCCGCGGCCGCCGGTGGCCCAAACCACGAAACATTGTTGATCTGCACGCTCCAGCAATTGTTCAACACAAACCCGCGTTCGAACGTCTGTGGAAACGGCGCCACGCCGTTGCTATGATTGGGGTAACCGAAGCACTCAATATCAGTGATATGTCCGGACACATAACCGAACGAAATTTGCTGAGCGATGGTAATGCGCGCCACCGCTGCTGTCGGCCCCGAGCTATTCTCGGCATAGGCTGAAAAGTCGCGTAGAATAACTCGATTAAAGGGGCTCGTCTGCGAAATGTCGAAGCCGATCCCGGAATGCTGAAAATGCAGCCGAGTCTGCCCTTTGCCAGCACCATGCACCACGACCGGCTTGTTGGCCCACACCAACGCGCTCGCAAGTTGATAATCACCCGCCGGTATGAAAATCTCCCCGCCTGAAATGGGCAGAGCTGCAAATGCGGCGTTGAACGCCGCCGTTGAGTCGACACCTGTCAGAGACGCCCCAAAATCCAATACATTGAGCACATCAAGCGCGCGCGCGCCCACCGTGCGGGCCGGCGACGTAGCCGTTACCATAACGGTTCCAAGCGTTACTGGCCCCGCTGTCGGCGCCGTAATTTGACCGGCACCATTCAGACCAACATAACCACCGGTCGGAATTTTCGCTGTCAAGCTGGCTACATTCGACTCAGCCGTCGATAGACCTTGCTGAAGCGCGGTCAGACCCGAAGTTACGGAAGGGTCGGTTACCGCTGAAATATCGCCACTTGAATCGATCTGGACATTGGCGCCGGCTGAAAAAAGTCCACGCAATAAAGTCAGCGGCAAGCGTGTTGGCGCCCCGGACGAGCTTAGAATTGCCTGGTCGGACGTATTGAGCGCCGCGAGAGCCGGAAAGCCTGCATGGTCACCGCCATTTGCGGCAATGGCGCCCCCAGCGACACCCAGCCCCACCCCGACCTGGACGGCCTCCGGCCCTCCCGGCCCCAGAGAGACGCGCCCCAGCACCGATCCGGAGGCAAGCTCTATGGCCGGCTGCGTGCCCGCCAGCAGTTCGGCAACGCTCACGGAACGCGTTATGCCGGCCTGACTGATCGGCAACTCGTCCTGCGTCCCAGCTGAAGTAGCAACCGGCAATTGCGGTATCGTCGGCATGGTATTGATCCCTCTGAATATCGATGGCTGGAGCAAGGCTAATCGCCGGTTTGCATAACCGCCGAAACGAGCAGGCTCAGCCCGGTGCTGCTGCACTACGCCAGGCGGAACTTACAACGATGCTGTCTGACCTCGACCAAGTCAGGAAATCGTAATCGGATTCCCGTATTGGTCGGTCAGTGCCGCTCCCGTCTGATCCGTGATCGAGTTTTGAAGCATCACAGGTGGCGAGGCTAAAGACAGCACCGGGAGGCTGACAGTCCGCGCAATCATGCGCCCACTATTTGTTCCAATGTTTACCGTAACGGCATAAACAGTTCCGGCGATCCCACCGGCGAGCCACAAGATCGCCTGGTCGCCATCCGCACTTGTCGATTGAACGCTTAAATCGCCCGGATTACTCGGGCTGATTTGTACATCCAACGTCGCAATGGAATCACCCTCGTTGCCGGCAATCGCCTCTGATATATCCAGCACGAAATCCAGTGTGTCACTTGGATCCTTAGCTGGCCAGGACTGCGGCGCCTGCAAATACTGTATTGTCCCACGCGGCAGCATGCCGAAACCGTCCACCACGATCACGCGAGCTGTGGACGGTATCCAGGTATAGTTTGCAGGCGTTCCCATACCAAATTCCTTGCCGGTCAATCGCGAAAGGCGTTCAGGAACGCCGCATTAATATTCGAGCAAAACCAGACCTTGCCCGCCCTGTCCGCCAATCCCGCTGCCTATACCGCCGGCACCGCCGCATCCAGGCAGAGTTGCCGCGTGGCCATCGGTCAATGTCCCACTTCCCCCAACAACTGCTTCGGCGCCAGCGCCACCATAGGCGCCGCCGCCTTGACCGCTCACCCACACACTTCCGGCCAAAAATGCGCTGCCACCCGCTTGGCCCATAAGCGCCAAGTTGCCCCCGGCACCCAAAGCACCGCCCGCGCCGCCAGTCCCGCCAGAGCCAGCCGCGCCATTGTTGCCCGCTTGGCCTCCGGCGGCAGACATCAGATTGCCAAAGCTTGAGTTGCCGCCACTGGTGCCGGCGCCGGCGCCACCATTCCCCACCGTAACGAAGTAGGTTTGTCCTGGCGTCACGCTGCAATAACCTTCGGCATAGCCTCCGCCCGCTCCACCACCCCCAGCGCCGCTGAATCCGGCGCCACCGGCGCCCCCGCCACCCCAAATTCGCACCTTCACCGTGTTGACACCTGCAGGAACATTCCAATTCCCCTGGTTTGCCGGCGTGAAAACGGCGCAACGGCTGGTTCCGGGCGTAAGCTGCGGAAGTTTCCACGCAATAAATGGCGCATCGGGCAGCACGGTAATATTAGCAGCGGTAACAGCGGTCTGGCCCGTTGTTAAGGTTATCACGTAAAGCCCAACCCAACCCGCATCAACGTTCGGCGGGAGCTGTGTGCCTGCCCCCCCTGGCGCACCCGCTTTCATCTGAAATTGCACCGATTGCAGCCGCTGTGTGTTTTGCGGCGCCCCGCTATTCCCTGGGCCGCTATACGGCATCCCAGGGCTGGCGGCATTGTAGTAAGGCAAAATTACCGGGGTCGCATCGCTTTCCAGAAAACTCGCTTCAAGCAAATAGTCGATAGCCTGTCCCGACGCTGTCGGCGCCGTCAATGTAAAGGTTGTAGTTTCAACATTTATACCCAGCTTCATCAGCGGCACCGTCGGCGCAGCCGGTAACGATCCGAACGCCAATGGGTCGACCACGCTAAATTGCGTTACGCAGCCAGGCCCAATGGTTACCGACATGGAGGCCGGCAGCGTCGGCGCGCAAACCAGCCCGTCAGCCACTATGTCCGTTCCAAGCGTTGCCTGTGCCAGATAGCCCAAAGCGACCATGATATTACGTTCAATATTCAGTATATCTGTATCGAGCGGGATTCCGCCGGGATAGACAATTTGCCGGTCCACGAGATTGCGATCCTTCCGTAATATGTCCTGTATAGCGGCATGCCCGCGGTGCGCCTCAGTCTACAAGTCTACACCAAGCCACAGTGCCCGCCGGTAGTAGAGGCGGCACGCTGCCATAGATTTGAGCATCGGAAATGCCGGCGGCCTGCATATTTAAATTACCGTATACCGGTATGCCACCGGTGCCATAACCGGCAAGGTCGGCAATACCCCCACCATGCGGCCGGCCAATCGTAATGAATACCTGGTAGGGCAGGCTCAGATTACCCCACCCGCCTGCCCGCCCATACCCGATTCCACCCACACTATAGCCACCCGTATCACTACTACGCGCCGGCTCGAAGATGATTGGTACCCGCCCTGTCAGTTGCGTCAGGCCCAATGTCACCGCCGCCCGCGTCGCGCGGAGCCGCAGCAATTCCTGGCAAATTCGAGTGCGAAAGGCCGCATCCGGCTCGGCGGCACGCCGTGCAAGCGCTGTCCCGAAGAAGTCCACGCTTGCAGCATCAAGAAATAGGCCTACAGCCGTCAGTATCCTTGACTGTTGGATAACGAATTGAATGAGCGCAAAAACCGACGCCATCGCGGAACCAAATCCGCTTAGCACGGCAGTAAGCATCGGCGTAACATCAGCAAACCAATTGCGAGGCAATAACGCCAGCAGCCGCCTTGCCATATCTTGAACCGCGCCAACCATCAACTCACCGTAACACTAGCGGCGAGCAACACACCATTTGCCGGCGCCGTTACATCTGCCGTAGCCCCATTTATTAATGTCGAAATAACGCTCGTGACGCTCGCGTCAATACCGTGCGCAATGGCGTCAAGTTTAGAAATCGCTAGAGTGCCGCCAATCGGCAGCCCATTGATCCAAGCCAGGATCGCTGCTTGCGTTGCCGATGTAACCGCCGCGTGGGTCTGCGAGTTCGTGGATTCAAGTGTTACAACAACGGTGACAAAGGTAACGTGTGGCCCGGTAACACAGTATGTCGCGCCGATCGGGCGCACTGCATCCACGGCGGATTGAACCAGCGCTAACAGCCCGGCACTCGGCATTCCAGTCCCGTCGTCAACCACAACGCAGAAATTACCCGGTTGCGGTGCACCCTGCGGCGACTCATTTTCCACCACGGCGTAGCGCAGACCTGGCTGGACACTTGTAATCGCAAAGGCCACTGCCCCGGCGGTCGCCAGCGAACGACTGTTGATGTAAAGTTGAAATCGTGAGCGGTACGCCGCATCGCTCTCGGCATCCGCCCCGCCACCAAAAGGCATCGCGTTCATTACCGTATCAATGCCAGGAATTGGCGCCGCAATCAGACCAATGGCGCCAGCTAAAACGTTACCGCTCAACCCCGGCGCTGCCGCGACCACCGGAACCGTTAAGTTGAGTAGCATAGGCGCTAAACTATAGCCACTTCCATTCCATCCCGCACTATCGGGAGCGGCTGCCACCAGAAATGTTTCTGAAGCGTCCAATGTCAACACCGTCGTTCCGACCGGAATCGTCGCCGCAATACCTGGTGTATAGCGCGCAAATGTCACTGACCCGGTGGCTTGCGCGGCCGGCAATCGCGTCAACCCGAAATCCGCCATCCAGCTATCGAGATCCGGCCCCTGGCTCGTCGCAGCGCGCGTCGCTGACAGCACTTGCAAAATCATCCATTGCAGCCATAACGCAACCCCCGCACAGGCCTCCATCAATGCGCGTAATACACTGCCAACGGAGAGATCGAGAAGTTGCCCGGCAGAACCCTGTACATTGGCCGCCATTTGCTCCAGCAACGCTGAGAATGTTTGAACTGGAAGCTGCATGCTACGTGCCCACCGTAAATGTCAGCGCCTGCGTTGTAGTTGTGACCGCATCCGTGTAGGTAATGCCGGCCAACACAATATCGCCGGCTAGCGGTTGCACATTCACCATTGGCAATGGCAGCTGAGAAACCGATGCTTCATTCACCAACTGCGCGTAAATAACACCCGTTGCCGTCCGCGCTACATTCGCCTGGCCGACAAACTGACCGAGACCGGCGCCATAATTCGGTTGCCAGATGTAGTCCGTTGTATTTGTCAATAGGCGTCGCAGAACACGTTGCTGGCTCAAGATACCGCCATCCGCCAGCAGAATATCGCCGGTTGGGCTCAGCGACAGGTCGCCTCCCCATTGCAAGTCTGCATCTGGCATTCTCGTCTCCGTTCGCAAGATTACAACTAGCGCAGCAATCTATCTAGCCCCCCGAAACCGTGCTATCGAGAGAGATTGTCCCTTGTTACGCAATAGGTGAGGCCGCGCTGCTCGAGGGAGGATGCGTATGCTTGTTATAGTCGTTGCGGAGAGTTGACAGCTTGCCCTGCCCATCGGAAACATCCCCGGTCACGACAATATTGCCGTGATGGGTCCAGGTCCCGGCGCTACTCTCCATCGATCCGTCATTACGCAACTTTAAATAAGTGCCGCTTGAATGCACCAACCAAAATTCACCGCTTGGTGCCGCGGGCGGCGGCGCCGTTTGTGACCATAGCCGGCCGATAATCAAACCCTGCTCCGCATCACCTTCCTGCCAGAGAACAATTACCTGATCACCGGCGGCCGGCGCACATGCTACGCCCCATCCGTTGCCCACCCACGCTCCGGCAATGGGCAGCCACCCCGAAAGTAATCCCTCTGGCTGCACCATGACACGTGCCGTATACGTCGCCGGGTCAACAGAGCTTACAGTTGCCAATCGCGGCTGCGCCCAACCTTGATCCAACTGCGTTGCATGAGACTTCACCAAGTTCAGGAAGGTGTCCACGGCAGGCTCCGGGCTACAACGCGTTGCGAAAATCCCGTATCGAAAGATATTCTGCGTTCTACTTCCACAATTTCATAGGTTCCGTCGAAAACGCTTCCCGTTTGCGCCAAGCCCACCGTGGTTCGCGGCATCGTGACGAGGTCACCAGGCATTTCATAGGTAATTTCTATTTCGTGTGCGGAAATCTGCGCCAGCGTCTGTTGCGCCAACGTCATCGCATCCTGGGTCGATAGGTTGGGGCGCACCGCGGTCAATGTCGTGGCCGATGAGCCGCGAGAAGCGGACTGTGTTATCATCTGCTGATTCTGGCTATTCCAACTTTTCACAACGATGTTGATCCCCGCAGCAAGGTCCAGGGCCTGGCGCATTGCCAGGCTGCTGCAGAGCGTCGGCGTCACCATAGCGCCGCTGGCAACCGGGGCACGTGGTTGAAAGTTCAGCGTCGTGCCACTCACCCATACGTCAAATCCTTCCTGGTCCGCCAGCCAGGTCAGCACATCCCATTCGCTCGTTGCACGAGCATGCTGATTAAGCGTAGTCCGTGTGTGTCCAGTTTGGTAATACCGGCCCACTAGCCCGCTCGTCTGCGCCACATTCGCTGTCAACCCATGCCGCGCGCCCAGCAACTCGGCAATACCGCCGGCAGTCTGGTTCTCGAACGTCTCTCCGGTCTGTGCGGATATCAGCAGCGCGGTCAGGTCGCGCCCATGCAGCACCACTTCACCACGAATAGGGTCCAGTTCCACACTATCCGCATGTCCCGTGATCAAGCTGCCCTGCGCTCCATCGAGCATGACCTGAATCTCGATCAAAAGCGGCAATGTGAGCCAAAACGCGGTATCCGACGGCGAGAATGCCAGCCGCACCGAAAACCGGTCCGCGCCAAGATACGCGCTG